AGGAGATTCCGTAGCAGTCTGCGCATCAACGCCAGACACATTTACTACTGGAACTGTGTTAGCTTCAGCCGCGAAGGCATCAGCCATAACTTCTGCTGTTTCTGACATAATATGTCCTTATCCTCTGGGTCGTTTTCCAAATGAGCCGAAGCCCGTATCACGTATGACCTACCGTTAGTTGTATATTTAATTTTGCCCTACATAGAAAGAAATACAGGCTAAACTGCATTACTTCTCGTAGTCTTGCGGCGTCCTTCTCTGTGGGATCTGGGTGCCGTAAGCTTCTGTAACTAGGCGGTTACGTAGAGCCGCCTCACCTGCTGTGTTCAGCATGGTTGCCTCATCAAGGATCGGAGTTGGTCCGCCTTGAGGGACTGCAGGTTCTCCTTCTGGACCAGTAGGTAGAGGCTCAGCCATACCACCTTCTGCAGGGAGCATTCCTGTAAGGGAAGCAATTTCATTGTTGATTTCGGTCTGTAGGAGCTTAAGAGCACCATCAGCCTTAGCGTCATCCATGAGTTCTTGACGGATCTCGGTGAGCTTCTCAGCAGGGAACTCTTCGCCCAATAGGCGCAAAGCGCCTTCCTTTGACTCCAAGCCAAGGGACATCTTGGTCTGAATCTCGTTCAGAACGATGAGCTTGTCTAGTGGTAGCGGAGGTGGGAAGTGAACATAAGAGCGGAAAGTAATAGGGTCATTAGGATCTAGCTGTGAAAGCTGACCAGGCTTTAGAGGCGTTGTGCTTGAGTTAGGATCCCAGGTAAATACCTCAGGCTCCTTAACAGCAAGGTTAAGAAGGATAAGCTCATTGACGCGCTCTAGGCCGTGAGCGTATTGAATAATCTTTTGGTGGTAACGAGCCATAAGAGGCTGGAACATAATGCTAAGAGCAACACCTGATGTGTTAGATACTGGCATAGCCTGACCAAGAGCAGTCTCAGGTACGCCGACCATTTCGTGCATGGCCTTCTTCATTAGCTCAAGGAACTCAAGACCAAGCTTTAGGCCAGAGCCGCCGCCTTCAAGGTTTTCTACACGAGCATCCTTAGGCAAGCCACCCCATACCTTGTTGGCGCCTTTTTCTAGCTGCGCCGCCTTAGCGCCGATAATAACTGTAACTGGCGCTGCGTGGTAGTTAACGATGTCCGCAATGTCTGTCGCCGTTTCGTTATACGTACGGTTAATGCTGATAATCTGATCACAGTCTGAGAGACCCCAAGGAGAACCAGAAATACGAATGTTAGGAATATGTATAACGGGTATAGTGCCCAGTGGGTTTGGGCGCGAGTCAATGAGCTCGTCATTGATGTATTCCTCAATCGTGTCGTCTGTCAAGATTTCAGTGTAAGTGAATACTTGACGTGTGCCTTCAAGTGATGTGCCCCAGAAGCGGTACTTCAACTTGAAACGGATGAGGCGCTCGCGATCATGTGGGTGGAACTCTGGGAAAGAGAATGATGCGTTAAGTGGCAGGATACGTACACGGCCTGGGTGAGCGCGGCCTGCGGTATCCACGAATGCTTCTTCGTAAGCTACCTTGATAAAGCAGTCTCCAGATACTCCGCCTTGTTGGCCGATTTCCCAAAGAACTGTAGCTTTGTTGTTATCTACTTCCCATACACGCTCTAGAAGGTCTGGGACAATAGCTTCTGTTTCCTTAGGTGAGCGGAAGTTAACGCCCTTGCCAAAGGTGAAGTTAATGATGAAATCTGAGAAGGCACGAAAATAGTTGAGTGCCATTTGGGCTTCGCCTGTTTGACGGCGGTACGACCAGTGATGACCTAGGTAACTAATACATCGCCCAATTTAACGAGTATCTATTCAAGCGTGGCCCGTGCACCTCGAACTCTTCGTCTGCGAGTTCTACTAGGCCTAGGGGGCTGATTGATATTGTTAAATCCGACGATGCTGCGCGGTAGGATGGTGGTGAAAAATCAATTGACATTATGCGCTCACCTCCTTTCCGTCCGTAACAGGCAGAGCCTGGGCTGTACGTGGTGCTCGTACGGCGGTAGCAACCATGCTTTTCATGTCTTCAGTAAATGGGTAAAGAGCTGCGGTGGCTGTGAGTCGGCCAAACACAAGGCCAGCGTCCACTAGGAGAGGAGCTGTGCGCTTGCTACTTAGTGCTGGCACTTACACTTCCTCTCAATAAATCTATTTGTCGACATATGGTAACACACTAAGCTAGTTATTATCTATATCGCTCGCCATAGATAAGGTTCTTACCCACAGGCTTAGTTACTTTCTTCTTTTGCTTCTCTTCGATCTTATCTTTACGCTCTTGAGCGTAGTCGCGCATCTTTGGATCGACCTGCTTCTTGGAATCGACGAACTTGCCGCCAAGTTGCTGATAACGACTGTGAACCCAGTGCGCTGCAGCTGGAGATGGGTAGGCGCGGAACTTGGAGCGTGCTTGAGTTGTAAGCATGTTCCAGAGCTTAGGATTAGCAGGGTATTGCTTAGGTGCTTCCTTAGCTTCTTGTCCTTGAATCAGAGCCATGTTTGTCCTTTAATAGGTTCTTGCCCCCGCCAGCCATGTCACCTGAATACGGAGGGCAAGAAACTTATTTGATTAGTCGTTAACTACAGCAGGGTTAAGGCGTTGCTGATGTGAACCGTTACGCATAACCTCTTCGATGCGGTTATCGCCATGATCAGCGAAAGCACCGTTTGAGAACTCCTGAAGTGTGTTAGGAGCTTCAACCCATGCAGCTGAGCCAACGTGAGCACGCTCACGCATTGTCTCTTCTGGGAACTTCTCAAATACGTTGACGTTGCGGTTTGGGCGACCTGGAGCAGCTGTGTAACCCTGGGCAGCACCCTTTGAGAATTCGTTAGGGATATCGGTGTCTGTAGCTAGGCCTTCTTCGAAGCGAAGTGGGCCGCGTTGACCTGGAAGAGCTGGAGAAACTTTACGATCGTAAACGATTGGAGAGTTCTCTGGGAACTTTGGATCTGGTGCGATTGTCATATATGACTCCTTGAAATATGGGTTTGAGGACCTCAGTTAAAGTGTGCTACAGAAAGAGGTGTAAGTAAGGCTAAACGGCTTATCTACTAAAAAATAGATTCGAGCTTACCTCTACTGAAGGCATAGCTAATTCCATAGTTAGAGAGCAGGCAATAGCCAAAGAGTCAGCAAAGTCGTCATGGGCGTGAGCCTCATCTGGGGCAGCGGCAGAGAAGTTAGGGCCATTGAACTTAACCTCTAGGTCTGTCATCTGCTGGTAAAAGCGCTTCCAGGTACGTAGACGACGAGTCTTTGCGTGAGAAGGCCAACCTACTAAGCGTCTATCTATAAGCTGCTTTAGGTGCTTCCAACGCTTGGATTGCTCCTGCTGGGAGCTGCCTACTGGATGTACCTCAGCTCTAGGAAGTAGGATCTTTAGACGCTGGGCTACGGCATCGCCTACACCGTTCGCATCTACACCTACTGCTAGGACGTCGTAGTTAGAAAGGAAGTTAACGATCTGGAAGTACTGGTCTTCCCAGTCATCGCCTTGGATCTCAAGCCAGTTAAGAATACGGTGGTCGTAGAGGCCGAACTCATCAGGGCGATCCCAGTCAACCCAAACAACTGTGACTACTGTGGAGTCCATCTTACGGGCTGGGTCAATGCCCACTACAACAGGAGAACGGTGCCAGGCTTTAACTACCTCTTGAGAGGTGTCGCCAAGCTCGTCCATAACTGTAGAGGTAACGAACATGCCTCGTTCTAGGAGCAACTTGCCGAAGTACGACATCTGGAACTCGTCAGAGTCTTCGCCGATACGAAGCATCTCACGCTTAATGAACTTAGCGTAGTTAGGGTTGCACTTAGCAACATCTCGCCAGTCCCACTCGAAGTGATTCTGTCTAGCGCGTGAGCCTGTCTGGCGTCTCTTATTAAGCTGGATAGAACGGTAGAAGTTATTCTTAGACGTGGTAGGCGTACCAGTCTTAACCATGGTTCCTGAGTAGTAAGCCAACATAGGAGAGATAGATTTAGATACCACGAAATCATCGGCTTCTTGGCACTCGTCAATAACAATGAGATGGAACGACTTAGATTCAATCTTGGCTCGTGGGTTAGCGGTCATCATTGTGAGAGTAGAGCCAGAGTTCTTAAGCTTGATCTGACGTGTGACACCTGCCACTTTACTGATGCTGTCGTCAATCTCTGTGTCAGCAAGGATCTCATTAGCATGCTCAGATGTGAGGCGGTTTACGGCACGGCCGAATAGGGTTTCAACCTGACCCTCAACGGGGGCAAACATACCGATCCAGATACCATCTTTATACTTGCCGAGAAGGTCTGGATACATCTTGCCTAGGCGAGGCATAAGAACCATAAGGGTAACAACGGTATTAGCGATGGTCTCTGACTTACCAGACTGACGGGCCGCTAGGGCTGTTATCTCTTCGCCGTCGTTAATAATAACTGACTCAATAATACGTCTAGCCAGAGGGACTTGGTAAGGGTGAAGGTCATGGCCTACGAATGCCGCCATGAATTGCATAACTCGATCAATTAGCTTATTGACAAACTCCTTAGAGAGTTCGTCTAGCTCTTCCTCGAGCTCTTCCTCAACGGGAATCTCATCGTCCTCGAGAAACTCTTCTTCATCTATAAATTCGCTCATGTTGTCCGATTCAGTGTCAGTTACTTAAAGTCTAAAGTAAAGTAAGAAGCCTGGGCGGTTAAACCCAGGCCCTCATGCCACTTGGGAGAGAAGGAAACGAGGCGGTATTAGTTTACATCAATTGTCGACAAATTGCTAATCGGCTACATAGTAGTGCGTTGATGAATTGCTTCTATAACTGCGTGGACTGCTTCAGCTCCACGACGAGCTTCTTCTAAGAGATGAGGGTCGCTAGATCTTTCATACGCAGACATAGTTCTACCAAGCTCATAGATTGCTTGATCAGCCCATTGAGGCAGAGCAGCTGTAGGGATCTGGCGAACGCGCTTAGCGATCTTAGGGCTAAACGGCTTATCCCAGCGCTTCTTTGCCTCACGCTTAGCTTGCCACTTAAATAGAAGGTTTAGCATTGATTACCCATTCTCCCTCATAGCCGCTATTAGGGCTACCCCAGTCTTCAAGGTCCTCTAAAGGCACATCGTGAACGTGGGATTTGATGGCTCTGGTTAGGGCTTCCTCTTCTGGAAGTTCCTCAGTAAAGATACCAATAGCAAACCCTGGACGAGTAAATGGTACACGAAATACTAGACATGAGCCTTTGCGATAAGGCTCTTCAATCTCTTGGCTCCAGCCAGTTTCAATGAAAGGCCAGAAGCGGCGGTGCCCATATTTAACTAGGTCTACGTATATTGGTCCGAGTGATTCCATGTTATCTCTTTCTAAATCCTCCGCTGCCACGTAGGCGGTAGTCATGGCCTTTACCATAAAGGCGCTTATATGTTCCCTTGCCGCCATAGCGCTGCTGCAACATACGAGCTTGTTCTAGGTTAGCTGTAAGTGCTGCACGGCGTGAGATCGACATCTTGGACAAGTCTACAGGTCCCATGTCATAAACTCCAGCGTCGAAGCCGTTCTCGTTTAAGAACTGGCCCTTAGACTCAGCCTGCTTAAAAGCATCCCAGGTTTGAGGATCAACACCTGAGTAGTACCAGTATGTGCCGTCATTAAAGATAACGTACATAGTTTCATCTGTAGTGTCGTAACCAGCACGAAGTGTACGAGGGCGAGCTGGGTTTGTAGTTGAGGTCTGGAAGAAGTGAATACCCTGAGGTAGTTCATGTCCGCCTTGCAGGTCTGCTTGCTCATCAATAGGCTGAGTGTTGATTACCTCAAAGTTAGGGTCGTACGCACTGGTTGGTTGCATACCGTTTCTAAATGCTTGAGCATCATCATTGCTTATAAAGTCAGCCATTATTCCTCGCAGATGTGTTCTTCTGTTTCAGTCTCTAGGACTCGCTCATAGCAATCGCCGCAGCGAAGCCATCGTGGTGGTTGAAAGTTATTTTGAGCGGTAGATCCAGGTTCGAAACCCTGACCATCCTCATTAAAGGCTGGAAGGTAATTGTCGACAATTTCAGGCTCTACAAATAGCTCTGGAGGAAACGGACCTCTTGGAGAGACAATGCGGTTAGGGACATAGTGAGCTTGAACGGCATTGATCCGCTCGACTCTCATTAGTCTTCCTTAGGTTCTGGGGCCTTAGGCTTTGCAGGCTGAGCAATCTTGCGGAGAGGCATACGGCCCTCATTTGCACGCACAGATAGGTGTGGAGGTAGGCAACGGCCACAGTAGTCCAGAGGGTTAACTCCTGGGTCAGTCAGCGAGTAGATCGCCTCATTAGAACAGTTAACACATTTCATTTATTACTCCTTGGTTAAGTCACTAGTATAAACGAAAGGAGGCCAGGTGTGACCCTGACCTCCCAGCGTAATTACTTACTTAGCGACGTCTGCAGCAGCGTCGATAGCAGCCTTAGCGACTACTTTTTGAGCATCTGCGACTGCAGAAGCAGCCACAGTCTGAATCGCTGCTGTGGTTGAGGCACTGAGGTGTTCTTCCTTAGCAAGCTTGGCTACAGAGCCACGTGGGTTCAGCTTTGCGACGACTGGAGCAATTACTCCGAGTAGTGCTGCCCATAGGACTGTGTGGATGTTGTGGTGGCCTTCATGCCACAAAACAACTGCAGCTGTTGCGGTTGTGTAAACATAATGCTCAATGAGCACTTCTTCTGAACGTGTGAACTTTGCCATTTCTACTCCTCTATGTTGTTTGCATACGGCGTTATGATGTGAGAGTCCGCCTGAACGTTAGGCTTAGACGGATCCTTACTCTCAGATGCTACACCAGCAAGGCCTGCGGCCACAACTGCACCGAGATGTGTTGGCTGAGTAGAAAAGCCAGTAGCTGCCCAAGTAGTCAGGGCGGCCGTACCGCCAAATGCTACGTGGGCAGGGCTTGAAAAGTTAAGCTTGATCCCCATGGTGTAGTTTCTCCCAGATCTCTGTCAATAGCTTGTGCGAGTGGTGGTCCAGCTTTAGGTCCTTCTCAATTATCTTACGGTCTTCTTCGCCTGAACGGTTAGTGGCGTTTAGTAACAATCCCGATAGGAGAATGGACTCAAGCGAGACGGTTAAGGTGAGTAGGTTGAATGGGTACGGGTCAAATGCCGCAAAGGTCATCCAAAAGGCCCAGAAGATAATGTGGACTATCAAGAACCAAGGGGACCCGAAGGCTGTTGCCGCCCAGTCAGACATACGTTGGAAATACTTCATTACGCACCAGCTTCCTTAATCATTGAGGCGTAGGTTGCCGCATCCAAGACCTTAGCCTTTTTAAGGGCCGAGAACTTGCTCTGGTAAACGGGTACCAGCGCCAGATCTTCTGCGGTTAGTGTGCCTGTGACAAGGTTGCTAGGTAGCAATCCCGCCTTTTCTAAAGCCTTCTCTACGATCATAGCGGCCTGGTTTTTATATCCAGACTTAAAGGCAGAGGTTCCTGGGAATGGAGGTGCTACTAGGACAGTTGTTGTTGGCTTAGGTGTAGCTGTGGTTGAGCTGTGGATAGCTGCTGCGCCGCCTCCTGTTAGGGCTGTAGCGGCTGCTACACCCCCAGCTACAGTCTTCTTCTGGGTTGTGGCTGTTGCAGGCTTAGAGCTTCCCTCGTAGTTAGGGCGCACTACAGCTAGTACGTATAGGTATGCACGGTGGCGTTGGTAGACACCATGGCCGTCATACTGAGAGGCAGTTGTCATGTGCTCAGGGCCAGTGTTTCCACCGATGGTTGTGATCCCATCCTTAGAGGCAGCCTGAATGATTTCTACGTGGTCGGCAACACCGTTACCAGCCCATGAGAAGAACACTAGGTCTCCTGGAAGACCAGAGTACTTATCTACTACTTGTCCATTCTTTTGGAACCAAGTAAGTCCTGCAGGGCAGTAGGAAAATCCTTTAGGAGTCTGAGCAGCTACTAGGTGAGAAGCATTAGCTTGAGCAAAGCACCAGCTAACGAACATCGCACACCATGGCTCATTAGGAATTCCGTACCAGTCGCCGTATGGGTTAGCGTCAGTTGTTCCGCCGTAGAAGTTAACCTGCTTCATGGCGACATTTACAATATCTACTCCAGCTGTCATTTGTCAGCCTCCGTTACTACTTGTGCAGCAGCCTCTGTTCCTTCCTTCCTGTAGCGAAAGGTTTCCCATAGAGGTGCTGGAATTTCATGTATGCCAAAACGTGTTCTGTGGTGAGCTTCACAGAGGACCTCTAGATTTCCAGGGCTCTCGATCCACTCTTGGAAGTCCTCATCGTTGGTGAAGTGAAGACCAAATGCCTGCTCAACCTTCTTAGG